GCGCAGCTCGCCCATCGCTTCCTTCAGCTGCTCGATGTCGCGCCCGTCGGCCGATCCCTGGACCGAGCGGCCCAGGTCGCGGATCGCGCCCGCAAGCGACGCGAACGCGGCGTCGGATGCCGGCGCCGACGGACCGAGCCGCGACACGCGCTCCGGTCCTGCCTCGCCGATCAGCGCGAGCGTCGGGCGATAGACGTCGCCGCCAGCTGCGAACTTCTGCACGCCGGGCGGCAGGTACGGGACGTAGACGCCGCCGGAAATCGAGCCCTCGCGGCCCAGCGTCGACAGCTGCCCGATGCCGAGATTCGTGATCGCGAGCCGCTTCGCCAGGTTGCACTCGCCGGCGCAGGCGTCCTGCGCGCTATCGGTCGCGTCCTGGAAGCCGTCGCGCGTGCTCGCGACCGTGTCGCCCGTCACGCCAAGCTGCGTCGCGACGCCGCCGATCGCCTGCGCGATCTGGTCGAACGCCGCCTTCATCGCCGGATCGTTCAGGACGCCCAACATCAGGTTGATCTGCGTCGCAATCGCCGCGTTGTTCTCGGCAGTGAACTTCTGCGACTGGCCGATCTGCGCGAATACTGCCTGGATCGCCGCGAGCATCGGCGCGAGCGCGCCCTGGATCACGGCGCTCTGCACGAACGCGTCGATCAGGCCGTCGCGAATATGCTGGAACAGCTGCGCCTTGACGTTCTTCGTAAACTCGCTGAACGACTGGAACTTGCCCGGGTCGGCGAACGCCTCGGACAGCGCCGACTTGAAGATGTCCTTCGACTTCTGCGCCTGCTTCGAAACCTGGTCGCCCAGGTCGATGCCGAGCGCGGCGAAGATCGGGCGCAAGGCTTCCATCGCGGCGCCGATCTTCGCGGCGCCCGCGCGAGCGGCGATGCCCAGCTGCTCGGCCTCGGCCTCTGACAGGTTGTCGTCGGCGAAGGCATCGGTCATCGCCTTTTGCAGGTCCTCGGTGAACGACTTGATGACGTCGGCGAGCGGCCCGGTTGCGAGCATCGCGGAAATCACACCCTGCAGAACGGCCTGCTCGGTCGAGGTTTCGAGCCCTTCGCGCCAGGCGTCGACTGCGCCGGTGTCGCTCATGTCGAGCGACGCGAGCGACTTCAGCGACGTCGCGAAGTCGAGCCCTTCGAGCGCCGCGGCGATGCCCTCGACCTTCTGCAGCTGGCGCAGGATCGGGTCCAGCTGCTTTGCCTGTTCGGTGATGATCGCCGTGTGCTTTGCGATCTCGGCGGAAATCTCGGCCGCCTTCTCGGGCGTCAGCTGGCCCTTCGACGCGAGGTCTTTCGCCTTGTCGATCTGCTGGTCGATGAGCTTCGATTCCTTCTCGATGTCCGGTCGAGAATTGAAGCCCTCGATGATCGCGTCGGTGAGCTTCGTGCGGACCGACTCGGCGAGCGATTCGGAAAAGTTCTTGACGAAGTCGGCGGCCGCGCCGTCGAGCGCCTTTTTGAAACCCTCGGCGATCGCCGACGCGAAGTCCGGCAGCTGCTTCTCGTCCGACGCGTCGTCGCCGTGCCAGTCGGAGCCGTGCCCGGGCGCCGGCGGCGGCGGGACGGTGTTGCCGGGCCGCGTGCCGATCGCCGTGTAGTTCGTCCCCAGCGCATACCCAGGCGTCCCGCCGCGCATCAGCTGGCGGGCGGCCGTCCACGACAGCGGCGACACGGCAAAGCCGCCGGCGTGCGCCGTTACCAGCTCGGGCTGACCGTTCTCGCCGACGACCGCGGCGCCCGACGTGACGATTCCGCCGGTCGCCTTACCCTCGACCGCCGAGAAGCCCGGCAGCTGGCGAATTAGGTCGGCGAGCCCGCCCAGGGCAGTGCCCAGGTCGTCGATCTTCGAGCCAGCGCCGCCGACCGCATCCGCGAGCGGGTCGACGATCGCGCCAGCGCCGCCCAGGGCTTCGCGCAGCGCATCGAGCCCGGTGGACACGCCACCCGGCGCAGTCTCGCCAGCGAGCGCCGCACGCAGCGCGCCGACGCCGTCTGCAATCGGCGCCGTGCTCTCCAGTGAGAAGGCTTCGCGCGCCGTGATCACGCCGTCGGCGAGCGCGCCGGCGGCGCCGGGCTCGAACGCGACCGCGAGCTTGCCGACGCCGTCGGCGATCGGCCCGGCGACCTGCGCCCCCAGGGCTTCGCGCAGCGCGCCGACGCCGGTCTGGATGTCGCCCGTTACGGCGGTGCCGAGCCCGTCCTGTAGCCGGCCGACGCCCGCCTTGATGTCCTCGGTCGCGGCGCTGCCGAGCCCGTCCTTCAGCTTGCCCAGGCCCGCCTCGATGTCGGCCGCGGGTCCCGACGTCGCATCACCCAGCGCTTCCTTCAGGGCGCCGACGCCGTCCTTGATGCCGCCGGTCACGTCGTCGGGCAGCGCGTCGGCGACCGCGCGGACGCCGTCTTTCATCTTGTCGGCGGCGTCGCTGAAGTCGTCGCCCGCCTTGCGTGCGTCGTCGGCTTCCTTGCGGATGTCGCCGCCCTGCGTCTTCAGGTCTTCCTTCGCCGCGTTGCCCTTGCCGACCAGGTCCTTGCCCAGCTCGGCGAACTGGTTGAGCGTCGGACCGAGCGCGGAAATGGTCGCGTCGGTCTGCTGGCCGATCGCCTGGATGAACTGGTCGAGGCCCGCCTGCTCGGCGCCGTTGATCGTACCGTCGGCGAGCGCGCCGGCGACGGCTTCCTTGAAGCCCGCCATTAGCGGGGCCAGCGAGCCTTCGAGCACGGCCGACTGGACCAGCGCCTGCTGCATCCCCTCAAAGACGTTCGACGCGACCGATTCCTTGAACGACTCGCCGAACGCCTTGACGGCATCCGCGCTCGACGCGCCGTCTTCCTGCAGCTTCGAGAAGAACGACCCGGACGCGCCGCCGAGCGCATCCTGCAGCTGGCCCTTCGCCTGCTCGGTCGTGGCGCTGAACAGCTGCGCGACCGCGTCCGCACCGGCGGATGCCGCATCGGCGAAGTCCTTGCCCGCGGCCTGGACCTTGTCGCGCAGCGCGGTCAGGTTGGCGCGCTCGGCGCCGTCAATCACGCCGTCTTCGAGCGCCTTGCCAAGCGCAGCCTTCCACTGCAGCTGCGCGCCGGCGAGCGCATCCGCCTGCGGCGTCTTCGCGACCGCTTCCTGCGCCGAAACGCCCGCCTGCTGCAGCATCGAGTCGTTCAGGCTCGTGCGGATCGACTCGCGCGCCGCTTTCTTCCCGGCGCCGCTTCCCGGCGCTGCGACCTCGGCCGTCTGCGCGATGTTGAACAGCTCGGTCGCCAGCTGCTTTGCCTGGTCGCGCGCCGCCTGCAGGTCCTCGGCGAGCCGAATCCAGGCCGTTTCCTCGGCAGTCGGCTTCAGCGCCTCGGCGATCGCGTCGTCGACTTCCTTCGCTGCGTCCCGGATGGCGCGCAGCTGCGGGATGTACTCTTCGAGGTTCGCCCGCCCTTCCGCGATCGCCTGCACCATCTCGGCGCTGAACATCTGGCTGCCGTCGGCACTGGTCAGATCGAATTGCCCAGCCTGCAGCTCCCGCATGACGGCGAACACGGGCTCGAAGCTCGCCGCGATGTTGGTCGTGTCGAACAGCTGCTTCTGCCCTTCGGCCAGCAGCCCCTCGCTAACGCTGCTGCGCAGCTGTTCCATCATTGCGTCAATGCCAGCCGTGACCGACGGACCAGTGAAAACCGCGCCGATGTTCTCGCCGATGAACGACGCCGACGCGGAAATGTCCTGCAGGCGGTTCTTGAAGTCGTCGGTGTTGATCTCGAAGCCCTGCTGCAACAGGGCGTTCACGACCTTGTCGAAGTTCTCGGCGTCGTCGGCGAGCTTGACGAAAAAATCGGACGACGCCCCGCTCAGCGAGCCGAACGCCTTCTGCCCGTCCTTCTCCAGCGTCTGAATCGCGAGCGCCGCAACATGCACGCCGGGCGGAACCGCGTCCTCGCCCGACTCGAAGATCGCGCCGACGCCGCGGATGCTTTCCGCGACGTTCACGCCGAACGTCTGCTTCTTGTCTTCCGCGACCTTCGGGTCGCTCTGCAGCGCCAGGACCTTGTTGTAGTTCTGCGACAGGGTGTTGATCAGCCCCATGCCCTTGACGGCATCGACGCCCATCTCGGTGAACGCCTTGTGTAGCTGCCCCGCCGTGAACTCGGCGTATTCGCTGCCTTCCATCTTCGCGCGCGAGAAGAACTCGGACAGGACGTTCGACTGCTGCGCTGCCATCATCAGGACGGGATTGCCGTCGCGGACGAGCGACGACGTGTTGAAAAAGTCCGCCGCGAACACGCCGGCGAAGCCCCTCACGTTCGTGACCGCCTCGTCGGTGAAGCCGCGGCTGCGCGCGGTGTCCTCGCCCGTCTGCTGGTTGATCCGAACGCCCCCGCTGCCGTAGGTGTTCAGCCCCTCCTTGCTTCCCTTTTTGTAGTTGCCGTTCGACTCGGAAATGTCGCCCAGGCTTTCCTGCAGGTCCTGAAAGACCTTGATGCCATCCAGGACACCTTCGGCTTGCTTGCGAAGCAGGCCGGCCGCCATCGGCGTGTGCTTGGTGAGCACGCCGGCCAGGGCTGCGAGCGCGACGACAATCGCATAAATGACCGTCCCGATGACCGGGAAGGCATTCAGGATCGCTGCGCCGCCGGCGACGATAGAAAGAACAGACGCCGTGATCTGCGTCGTGTTCAGCCCGCCCTGCCCAAGCTGGAATGCGGAATAGGCGCCCCCGATGCCGCCGGCGACGGCGCCAGCGCCCGCCCCGATTGCGCCCAGGGACGTGCCCAGCGCGCTCGATCCGGCATCGCCGAACAGCGACGTGACGATGCCGCTGCCCGTCTCGCCGAGCAGCGAACCAAGCGTCGACGACGACGCGCCGGCGCCAAAAAGTGTGCCGATGATTCCGGTCCCGGTTGCTGCGGTCAGGCCGGAATTCAGCAGGCTAGCGCCCGACAGGCCAATGCTCAGGCCCGGGTTACTCTTTGCGAAAAACCCGCCACTGTTGATCGCTAGGTTCGCGAGCAGGCCCAGGCCGGACCCGCCGCCGCCGCCGCCGAGAAGGCTACTCAACAGCCCGGTGCCGCTGCTGCCATGGTCGGTTGCGCCCCCGGCGGCGTCGGACAGCAGGACGCCATAGGACCCGGCGCCATCGCCTGCGCCTTTGAACAGGCCGCCGAAGATCGACTTGCCGTAGTCGCCGAGCGACAGGAAATTGCTCTTTACGGTCGGGTCGAAGTCCTTCAGCTTCGAATCGAGCATCGACGTAAACAGGCGCTTGCCGATGCCAAGCCCGATTCCTTCGAGCGTGTCGCCCAGGTCGCGCGTCCCGGAGATGACCGCGTCAAACGCCTGGCCGAACGAGTCCTTGATAATGTCGCCCAGGTGGACGTAGCCCGTCGCCTGGTCCTCGATCGCGTCCTGGATCTTGACCTGCGCTTCCAGCTCGTCGGCCAGACCCTCGGTCACGCCCGCCGACGCGCGCGCGATCGCAATCTTTTTGTCCAGCTCGGTGATGAGCCCCTGGTTGACCTGCTGCGTCAGCTGCAATTCGAGACGCAGGTTCGCCGTGGTGTCGCGCGCCTGCAGTACCGTCTGGCGCGCTGCTTCCGCCGCGGCGAGCGCGCGCGCCTCGGCGGCGGTCTTCTGGTACGTGTCGGCGAGCGCGGTGCCGGCGATCTCGGACACCTTCTGCGCGTCGGCGACCTTCGCCTGCGCCTCGGCCGCGACCTTCTGCGCGTCGGCGTAGGACAGCCCCGACGCGATCGCGCCGTCGAGCGCGGCCGCGTATGCCTGCGTCTGCGCTGCCTGGTCCTGCGCTGCGGCGATCGCCCCGGCGGCGGCGTTCGCCTGCTGCAGCATCAGCTCGGCGTCCTTCTGCGCCGCGGCCGCGTGCTGGTCGACGCCCTTCGCCGCGTCGGCGGTCGCGATCGCGGAGTCGCGCATCGCCTTCGCCATGTCGCCGCCGGTCTTCGCTGCCAGCTCCAGGATTGCAATCGCCTGCTGCGTGCGTGCGAGCTTGCCCGCGGCGTCGACCGCGGCACTGCCCGACGTGTTCAGCGCGCCGGCGAGCCCGTTCGCGCTGCGCGTCGATCCCTGCACGACGCTGTCGAACAGCCGGTGTGCGGCGGCCCCCTTCAGGATGCCGTCCGACGCCTGCGACATCGCCGCGCCCGCGCTGCGATGCGCGCCGGCGGCCTCGACCGCGACGTCGGCGAGCACGCGGGCTGGCGGCTCGGCTGCCCTCTCAGACGCGGCCAGCTTCTCGACGCTCGCGATTTTCTCCTGGATCGCCTTCGCTTCTGCCTGGTAGGCGGCTGCCTGGTCGGTGCCAGGTCCTGCGTTGCGCGCGCCCGCGATCGCCTTGTCGCGCGCGGCGTACAGGTCGGGCAGGACCGAGCCCGCCGAGAAGAACGATGCGAAGTAGCCCTTGATCCCGTCGCCGATCGCAGCGAGTCCGCCCAGGATCGTGTCGCGCATCCCTTCGAGGATCGCCGTCCCCAGCTGCTTGCCGGCGTCGCGCACGATCGGGCCGTAGGTGTCGCCCCATTCGATGTACTTGCCCTGCAGCCAGTTCTGCAGTTCCTGGAACTGCTCCTTGACGGCCTCCCAGATGCCGACCTCGCCAACGCGTGCCGAGAAGGCTTCGAGCTTCGGGATCAGCCCCGCCAGTGTCTCGCCGACCTGCGCGCCGAAGTCGCCGGCGCCGGCGATCAGCGTCTGAAACACGGGCAAGAGCTTCGTCGATAGCCCGTCGCTGAACTGCGCGAGCCCGTCGACGAGCCCGGCGAAAAAGCTCGTCTTGATGCTGTCGAACGCGCCGGTCAGCTTCGCCCATGCGTCGCCGACCTGGTCTGCCTTCTCGATCACGTTCTGGTCGAGCTTGACGCCCAGCTGGTCGGTGTAGTCGATGAACCCCTGCACGTCGGCGCGCCCGTCCTGGAACAGGCGCACGACCGACTGGAAGCCCTTGCCGAACAGCTGCATCGCGACCTGCGTGCGCAGCGTCGGGTCCTCGATGCCGGCGACCGCGTCGCCCAGCCGCATGAACTGTTCCTCGGGCTTCAGCGCACGAAACTGCTCGACGTTGCCGACCAGCTGCGTCAGCAGGCGAGCCGAGACAGACGACGCGTCGTTCGATGCCTCGACGATCGCGCTGCCCATCTTCCGGAACGACAGGCCGAACTCCTGCTGCGACACGTCCGCCGCCGATAGCGCGATGCGCCATCGGCCCAGCGTCTCGGCAGCGACGCCGGTATAGGCGGCGACGTCCTTCAGCGTCGCAAGGTCGTTGACGCCGCTCTTGAAGAACTCGATGCCGGTCCCGACCATCGCTTTTAGCCGGCCGATCAGGTCGATTGCCTGGTTCAGCCCGACGACGGTCTGAATCCATTCCTTCACGCCGGACACCGACTCGCGGAACGACTTGCCCGCGTCGTCGGCCCCCTTGCCGACCTCGCGCACGCCCTTCCCGGCGTCGCCGGCGCGCTTGCCGGCCTCGTCAGCGGCGCGTCCGAACTCGTCGAGCGCACGCTTCCCGGAGTCCAGGACCTGCAGCGAGCCCTGGTCGTCGACCCGGAAAAGGACGGCGACTTCCTTTGCGGAAGACGCCATCAGCTAGCCCTCGCCGGCGTCAGCGAGGACCGCCGGCAGCGGCGCGCCGGCTTCGCGCAGCCGCGCCTCGGCCGCGCGGCGAGCAGCGCGGCGACGCTCCCAAACCGCATCTTTCGCGACGGCCTGCGCTTCCTCGCACGCCTGGCGGACGATCGCGCAGACCTCCCAGGCTTCGTCGGCGTAGCGCTCGACGTCGAGCCCGTGGCGTCCGGCCTTGAGCCGCCAGAAGTGCCAGAACTTTTCGAGCGACAGCGCAAAACGACGCTCCTTCATGACGCCCGCCGTCCCCGCGACTTCGCGCAGCGAAGCGGTCGCCTCGGACTCGCGCTCGGACTCGTCGACGCAAGCGAGCCCCAGCCAGTACAATTCGACTAGGTGCGGAGCGTCGGCGGCCAGCGCCTCGAATGGGCACTGGCCGCCTTCATGGCTGCACGATTCCGGGTCGTCTGTTTGCTCGCGTTCCTTCTGGCATTGCGTGCAGTCACGCGGGACGCCTGGTCGCTGAACGCGAAGGACCAGGTCCCTTAGTCGTCTTTTCCCTCGTCGCCCTCGTCGGTCGCGGTCTGGTCGGCCTCGGTCAGCGCCTTGAACACGACGTTCGCGAACTTCGCCGGCCAGGCGTTCGCATAGACCCAGGTCGCGAAGCGGACGGTGCCGTTGCCGACCTTCACCGGCGTGTCGGCCGGGATCACGACGCCCTTCTCGCGCAGCTCGGCATACTTCGGGCCGCCGAACTTCTGCTTCTCCGGGCGCAGGATCAGTTCCAGGTTTGCGATCGTCGCGTTGCGCAGGTCCGCAACCATCAGGTCGCCCAGCTTCTCTTCCATCTCGGCGTCAAGCTGGTCGAACAGCCGCTGCGGCGCGTTCTCGCCGAGCTTGGCCTTGCGCCGCTCGAAGCGCGCGACCAGCCGCTTGTAGCGGCGGACGCCGATCAGGTTCACCAGCACGCCAAGCGGCGGCTTGTCGAGGTCGGCCTGCGCCTCCGGAATGTCGATCCACTTCTGCTCGACACCCTCGGTTTCGACCAGTTCCAGACCTTCAATCAGCAGTTGGTTCGCCATCGTCGTTTCCCGTTCCCCTTTCCATGGTCCCGCGTGACGTTGCCCGCGGCCCGTGTGTCGGGAACCGCCGCCGAGCCGCGGCGCGCCTCCCCCTGAAGCGCGCCGCGGCCGGTCCCCCTGCGGTCCCCCGCGCCGGTTACTTGAACCGGATCTCGTAGTCTCCGTCGTCGGTCGTGTTCTGCAGCATCATGTCGAACGCCATCGTCCGGATGCCGCCGGCGTCCTGGTACGCACCCTTCGTGATCTGCGCGTCGTTGATCGTGAAGACGACGACGTTGCCGGCGACCGTGCCGTGCTGCCAGGTCACGTCGATGTCGGTCGCCGCCTGGATGTCGGCCCACCAGTCGTTCGTCGCCAGGTTCGTCTCGGCCTCGGCGACGACGTTCAGGGTCGGCTTCCGGTCGATGACCAGCAGACCCTTCAGACCCTTCGCCGACGAGTAGTCGGGCCGCTCGACCGTCTGCACGCCCAGGTCGAACTTGACGCTCTGCGCGATCACGATGCCGGCGCCGAGCGCCTTCATGTTGAACGACTCGGACTCGATCTGCAGCTTCCGGTCGGTCGGGTAGGTGATCGAGGTCGGCTGCGTCGCCGACTGCACGGCGCTGTACAGCCCCTTGAAATCGCCGTTGAACAGCATACCCTCGCCGGCCTTGCCGTCGAAGACGCCGCTGCCGACGTAGCTGCCGACCTTGTGCAGAATGTCGTGCGCGTAGACCCAGGCGGTCGACGTGCCGAGCCCGGTCGAGATCGGCGTGTATGCGACGTACGACGAGCCAGCGGCAGCGCCGCTCTGCTCGTTCAGGCCGCACGCCTTCAGGAACGGCGACAGGAACGGCTTGACGCCGAGCGTGCCCGATCCCATCAGGACGGTCACGGGCTTGAACAGGTGCAGCGAGCGTCCGACCAGCTGCTTGTTCTTCGTGAAGCTCGCCCGGACCGGGTTCAGCTCGACGATCTTCGTGTCGACCTGGACCGGGTTGATCTCGTTGAACAGCAGCATCGCGTCGGTCGACGCGTTGAACGTCGATTCGGGCGTGCCTGCGACGCTGTCCGACTTCGAGAAGACGACGATTTTGCGCGACAGATTGACGGCCACGGTTCGTTCCCCTTTCGGCCGTACAAACGGCCGATGTCGACCGCGGCGGGACCAGCCGCCGCGGAGTCCAGGGCACGAAGCGCGTTAGCCCAGGGGACGAATCAGGAGCGTAGGACGATGTCGCGTAGCCGCAGCGCGGCGTTGCGCCAGGTGAAGCGCGCCGCGTTCTCGGCGGCACGCTTCCCGACGACCGCTGCGCGGTGCGGGTCTTCCATCACGGCGACCAGCTGCGAGACGGCGGACTCGATCTTTGGCTCGACGCCCCAGATCATCGCCCGCTTGCCGTCGCGGCTTTCACACGGGATCTCGCCCTCGAACGCGTCCACGCGGAACGCAGTCTCGGGCGTGCAGAAGTCTTCGGTGCCGGTCGCCGCCGTGACCACGCAAGGCAATCCCGTCGCCTGCGCTTCGAGCGGCGTCAGTCCGAATCCTTCTCCCATATGCAGCGCCATGAATCCGTCGGCCTCGTAGTAGAGCGCCGCCAGTTCTTCGCGCGGGAGTCGCCGGTTGTCAATGATCCAGCCGGCGTTCCGCCCGGCGCCGCGGATGATCTCGCCCGCCGGCGTGCGCTCGATGGCGAAGCCGTCGCCGAGCCCCGCCTTGACCATGTCGTCCGCGCCGCGCTGCACGGCGCACGCGGTCGTCTTCACGTACAGCTCGACGTCGGCGCCGTAGCGCTGGCGCAGGTAGCCGAACGCGTCCTCGAAGATCGACCACTTCCGCGGGTTCGGCGCGCAGACCATCAGCCAGCGGAACGGCCGCCCAGGCTTCGCCCGCCGGCGCCGGTAGCGAAACAGGTCCGTCTCGATGCCCAGCGGGCAGACCTCGACGCGCTTCGGCGCCGACGGCAGCGCGCGGAAGACGCGCTGGCAGAAGGTCGTCGGCACGACCAGGACGTCGGCTCGCCCGAACGCGCTGTCGAACTCGTCGGGCACCTGGCTCGATTCGTACATGGTGAACAGGAAGTTGCGCAGGCCGGCGGACGGGCGGAAGGCGAGCGGATGGCACAGCGAGACGGTCGACAGCGCGTCGTCGGCCCGGTCGACGACCGACATCACGCCGCGCAGCGCGCGCCGCATCTGATCATTCGCGGTCGCGTAGCCGATGAAATTCCCGGACTCGGTCCCGGTGACGCGGACCGGCCAGAAGACCGACCGGGCACGCTGCGCGAGCGCCGGGTCGAACGCAACGGCAGGCGCTGCGCTCATGCCATGTCCGCCCGGTAGATCGAGCGCGGCACGCGCAGGTTGTAGTCGGCGGTCCCGAAGACATGGTTCGGCAGCGCGTCGCCAACGAACGCCGCGGCGCCGGCGGGCTTCCACCAGACGGTCGTTTCGGACGGCGTCCCGTCCGGGTACTTCGGTACGGCTAGCATGAACGCCTGCGCGCCCAGCGCCTCGCCTTCCTTCGCGAGCGCGCGGTCGATCGACGCGATGAATGTCGTCGCCTTCTGCTGGACCTCGGATTCCTTGGCCTCCCAGGCGAACGCGATCGACAGCGGCACCTTCACGAAGTAGCTGCCGAGCGATCGCGGCTCGTCGCCGTCGTCGGGCAGCACGATCCCGGGCCAGACCGAAATGCACGGTCCCAGCGCCGCGACGGCGGGCAGGATCTTCTGCCCGCGGTAGACGCGCGCCGGCGTCACGTTCACGTCGTAGGCGGGCGCCACGATCGTCCCCATCAGGGCAATCACCTTGTCGACGGCCAGCGTCTCGATCGGCGTCCCAAGCTCGGTTCCCATCGCTCCCCCTACTCGACAATGCGGGTCATCTGGTCGAACAACGTCGCCTCCAGCTCGTCCGGGATCTCGCGCTCGATCTGCTCGAACACCGGCTGCAGGAACGGGCGCGCCGGGATCGTGACCGATCGTTTCAGGACGGCGATCGGCACGATGTTCCAGCCGCGGCCGCCGCCGAGCCCGCGCGATCGCTTGCCGCTGAAGCCCTCGGGAACGCCGAAGATCACGCCGTGCGCGACGAACGTGCCGCGGAAGCCGAACTGCCCCGGGTTGTCGCGGATGTCGCGCGCGAAGACGCCGCCGGCGCCGCCCGACTTCGCACCGCCCGACTGCGACAGCATCGGGTTCTTCGGGTTCTCGATCGGGACCGTTAGCCAGGGCTTCCCCTGGATGGTCATTCCGTATTCGTGAACGGGCAGCCAGGGCGGCGGCGGGTAGATCGCGCCGACCTCGACCTGCGGCCAGCCGGTCACGTCGGCGCGCAGGTCGTAGCCGATCGAATTGAGCATCGCGCCGGTCCGGATGTTGAACTGGTCGCGGATCGCCCGCTTGATCCGTTCTTCCGCCTGCTGCCCCTTGATCGACAGGACGCGCGTCGCCGCTCGCTTCAGCTCGCCCGGTGCCGCGCCGAAGCGGTCCGCGAGCCCGCGGATCGCTTCCTGGTCGACCTGCAGCGTGAAGTTCATCGCGCGCGGGTCAGATCACGACCGGCCGACGGAACTGGTCGAGCCTCCGCTTGACGCTCGACAGTAGGTCGCGCTCCATGAACGTAACGCCGCCGCCCTCGCCCTGGTTGACGCCCGACACGCCGAGCGACTGCCGGCGCTGGAAGCGGTACGCCGCCTGCTCGGCGACCGCGCGGCGCAGGTCGTCGGGCAGGGCTGCCGTCTCGCGCGCGAGCCCGCCGGTGTAGGTGAGCCGCAGCGTGCGCTCGCCGCCGCCCGACCAGAGGTAGCGCAGGCGGACGACGCCGAACTCCTCGTGAACGGCGTAGTCGACCGGCGCGATCGTCGTCGCGTGCGCCGCGCCGAAGTCGCTGTCGTAGCTCGCCACCAGGGACGCGACCGACACGATCGGGAAGCGCAGCGCCCAGAGCGACAGCAGCTGGCCGCGCGGCGAGAAGTATTCGACCTCGTTCGCCTTGTAGGCGAACCAGCGCTCGCAGTAGCGCTCGACCTCGGGCGTCAAGGCGTTGATGATCCCTTCGAGCTTCGGGACGTGCTCGTCGTCGACCTCTCCGATGATCTCCTCGACGTCGTCCTGCGTGCAGAGCGCGAGTCGCGTGCGCGGCTGGCAGACGACCTCGACGAAGAACGTCCGCGTTTCGACGACGCTGCCCTTCGTCGCCGTGAACGTGAACTCGGCGACATGCGAGGTCTGCGGCGCGGCCAGATCGGACGGCGTCGAGTCCGCCGGGCGCCCCTGCCAGACGACGGCGCCGGTCCCGCTGTCGTAGGTCACGTCGCGGTCCCAGGCGCCGCCGTGCATCACGTCCTGCAGATCGCGCGTGTTCACGACTACGCCCGTGACCGCGTTGCGCAGGGTCAGGACGAGCGACACGAGCCGCGTGCCGGTGATCGCGGCGTCGGCGCTGTCGCGCAGGGTCGTCGAGTAGACGAACGACTCGCCGACGTTCACGCGGATTCGAGGCATCGATCCCGTCCTTCCTCCCCCGCCGCCTTCATGGAATTTCCATCAGGCGAAGGAAGCTGCCGGTCAGCAGCGTGGTCGTCGCGCTCGGCCCGCCGTTCTGCGCCCAGACGAACGACGTCGTCCCGGACGACGCGCCGGTTGTGATCGTCCCCGAAACGAAGATGCTCGTCGTACCGTTCGGGATCTCGGCGAGCTTGCCGGGCGAATTGTCCCCGGTGATGAGAGTCGGATTGCCGATCGCGTTGCCGCCGACGAACGAGACGTTGACCGTGCCGAGCGACGACCCGGGGATGTCGAAGCCGCCTTGAATGTCCGGCGTGGCATTCGTCTGCGAGACGATCAGCAGGCCGTCAACCGCATATTTCTTGTTCGCGAGGGTCGAGAAGGTCAGCTCCGGATCGGCGGACGGCGTCGAGACCGTGCGCCCGGTGTCGGACGCCTTGCGAACCGTTGTGAACGGCGACGCGATGACCGCCTGCACTGCTGGGTTGCGGTACGTGCAGTCGAACAGCCCGCCTGTTGCCGGGTCGTTCGCGTTCGCAACGCCGACGATCACGTCGCCCGCGGCCGTGCTGCCGGTCACGACGCGACCGGCAGTGCCGGTCGACGCCTTCAGGAGATCGCCGAGCGCGATCGTGCCGGAGTCGGTGACGCACTGCGCCTGCCCTGACGTCAGGACCTTGATGTTCTGGCCGACGGTCGCGTCGTTCAGCGCGAGCCCGTAGACTTGCGACCCCTCGCCGACGCCGAGCACGATCACGCGATCCGCGGTGGTTGCGACCTTCACCAGCTGGCCGCGCGCAATCGTTCCGTCAGCGGTCTTGCTGACGATCGTGCCCTGGTCGTCGGATGTCAGCAGTCCCTTCAGGCCGGTCGCGTCCCCGTAGGCCCAGCTCCAGTTCAGAAGCGGTGTCGTCGCAGATACGGTGCCCGAAACGTCGAAGTTTTCGACCTGCGCGCGGCATCGACCAGACCCGGTGCAAGTCGAGTCCGCCGTGCAGGACGTGCCGTCGTTCGACCCGCCGAGACAAACGCGCGAAATGGACGGGAACTTGAAGCCCGTCGCGAAGCCGTTCACGTTGACGCCGGACAGACTCCAGTTCGCAATCGACGGCGCGTCCTGCGTCGTGCTCCAGCCGACGCCGGACGTCGACAGGTCGAAGCCGATCGAGCCCGTTCCGGCGTAGTCGAGCACGCCATCGATCAGCGCGTTTGTCCACGTCAAGTAGTCGCACGATCCGGTCGAGCAGTCGCCGTCCGACGTGCACGGCCCGCCGTAATCCGTCGCCGCTGAATTGACACACCGCTTCGAGTCGGTTGCGCGCAGGTAGGCGACCTCGTTGCCCTCCTCGGAGTAGAGCAGCGACCCGCCGCCGATCACGAAATGATTTGCGCTGCCCGCCGGGAAGGCATCGTCCGCGGCGCAGGTTGCGCCCGTCGGGCAGCCGAGCAGCGAGTCGTCGCCGGCGCCGAAAATGCAGACCTTCCCCGACCTGGTGCCGGACGCGCACTTGCCGCGCTGGTCGCCGAGCCCGACAACGGACCCGCGCCCATGCCACGCGCCACGGACGCCCAGATACTGGTTGCCCGAATTGCTGACGATGAACTTCGGACCGTAGTTCCCGTCGCAGTAGGCGTTCGCGACGATGAAATTATAGCCCAACCCGAATTCTGGCAGGACGCAGTAAAGCCCCGTGCCTCCGACAAAGCCCGTCGCCCGCAGGCCGGCGCCGCTAACCAGCAGCGCTGCGTTCCCCAGCCAGCCGGATAGCGTCGGGTCGCCGTAGCCGCCGCCGACCGAGTCCGTAACGTAGTTGCCGCCGCGCGCACGAATGCCAGTCGTCCAGCCGGACCCGACCGACCGGATGACGCTCGTGCTTTGCCGCGCATCGATGCCCAGCACGACCGACGGCGCAAAGCAGCGCTCGTCGTTCGTGCAGGTCAGGGTCGGCGATGGCGTTGCGCCGGGATAGTAGAGCGTTGCGCCGAACAGCTGACCGGCGGCCTGGTTTTGCTGCAGCGAGTCGCCCCGGTTCGTCGAGTCGATGATGATGCCCGACGAGCCGACGTCGAAGGTCACGTCGCCGCGCCGGTGGTCGTAAACCGTGACGTTCTCGATGCGCGCGCCCGTCGCGCTCCCCCACGCGAACACGTTGATCTTGCCGGGACCGGACGCGCCCCAATTCGTCGCATAGGGGATCGTCGTGCAGGAGCCGCCGAGCGACTTGCAGTTGCCCCCGCGCGCCGTGCACGACCCGGGCGTGCCCGCGCCACCCGCGTTGCAGTCGGTGTTCGCCAGGCAGGCGAAGCCCTCGAAGCCGCCCGACGACGAATTGCAGGCGTTGTAGCAGCCCTCGCCCGTGACCGCGGTCCCGCCGGCGCTGCAGTAGCCCCAGCGTTTCCCGGCGCCCCCCATGGCGGGCGTGTCGCCCGAACCCTGATTGACCCAGATCCCGCAATTTTTGATCGTGATGTTCGTCGTACCGGCGGCCGCGCCGAAAACGCCGTAGGTCGACGACTCGTCCGGCGCGAATGCGGTGCCTGACGGGTAGTCGGGGTCGCACGTCCCGCCTTTGCATTGATTGTCCGCTGTGCACGCAGCGCCCGGCGTATCGGACGAATCCGAACACGCCTTGCGCGCGAGCACGAACCCCGCCGTCGTGTCCTCGCATTCGATCGTCGTCCCGGACGGCCAGTCGGCGACCGTATCGCCAGCGCCGGGCGTCCCCAGGAGCATTCGGCAGCCGCTCGGGACGAAGCACGTCCGGCCAGCGCAGACGCCAGTCTCGATCGCCGAGCGCAGCGTCGCCGTGTCGTTCTGCGAGTAGGCGCAGCCGACCTGCAGCGTACGGATGTCCAGCTGCGGACCGGAGTAGCCGCCGACGCCATCGAGCAGCGCGAACGACTCGCCGGCGGCGAGCAGCACGCCGGCGAGCGCAACCAGAATGCGAAGCAGCACGGGCACCTCGGGTCAGCTGTTCGCGGTCTTCGCGAGGTTGCAGTTGATGAACGTCGGGGTCGTCGTCGAGGCCGCGACCGCCTTCAGCGCGGCACACTGCCCGGCGGTCGGCTGCGCGGTCGTCGACGTCTCGGCGACGGCGGTCGTCGACGTGACCGTGACCGCCGGCGTCGACGTGTAGGTGAGGGTCGACGTGCAAGCGCCGATGCCCAGCGTGACCGTGACGCCAGTCCCGCCCGTCGCCGCGCTCGAATAGCAGCGCAGATTTTTCAGTGACGCCGCGTCGATCGACGAGCGCACGTCCGCCTCGGCGTTCGACACGCGACCGCCGATCCCGATGTAGAACGTCCCCGACCCGCTCGGAATCTTCGTCTCGGACAGGAAGTCGATGACGCCGAACACGCCGGTTGACGGCGTTGCCCACTTGATGCCGTTCGTCTGCGCGCTGTCCGCGGTCAGGACGTCGCCGTCGCTGCCGACGGCGAGCCGAACGGAATTCGTCCCGTTGTGCGTGACGATGTCGCCCTTCGTGGTCAGCGGGTCGAGCGCGTTGAACGCGGCCGTCGCGCCGGTCTGCCCGGTGCCGCCGTTCGCGATTGCGACCGTGCCGGTCACGTTCGCGCAGTTGTTCCCCAGGTTCGCCGTCTCGTCGAAGTCGACGGCGCCGGTCGTGCCGTCAATCACGAGCGGCGCCTGCACCTGGAGCGCGAGCGCGTCGGGCGGCATGGCGAGCGCCACGGCAGCAGCGAGTAGCAGCACGCGGAGCAGGGCGGACGGACGCATGGTCGGGCTTCCTTCCCCACTCGCGAGCGCGGACGGCGCGGACGAGCGGGCGCTAGGGTTGCAGCACGAAGCCCGAAGAACGGTCGGCGCAGGTTCTATCCGGGAGCGCCCGCCCGGTCCAGGTCAGGACGGCGAGTAGAGCGCCGACCAGTTGTGTGTCGTGGCCGGCGGCGCAGCCCCGCCGACCGTCGCCGTGCGCTCGACGACAAAGTCGTCGTCGTCGGTCAAGTCGATCGCCTGGCCGCCGTAGCGCGCGCGCCGGCTGGTGCCCGAAATCGTGCAGGACATCGCGGTCGCGACGCCGTTCACAAGGACCGTGTAGGTCCAGCTGTTGCCGACGCCCGGCGCCTGGCCGACGCGCACCGCGAAGCGCGACAGCTGGCCTTCCGACCCCGGCAGCTCGACCTCGGCTCGATTCTGGTCGCCGACAGCGCCCAGGTAGAACGTCCCGCTGCCTGGCAGCGGCAGGCCCGACGATCCCATCAGAAGTTCCCCCTCGCCGCTCGGTAGCGTGCTGAACGCCGGCGCCGTTTTCCAGTCCGACCATGGGCGCGCGAACACGCCGTCGTCCGCGCCGGCGCGCAGGATGATCGTCGATGCCGCGCGCGCCCGCGCGAACGCGCTCGCGTCTGCGTGCGCGCGCCCGAAGCTCGACGGGCCGATGCGCGCGCGCGACGACTGCCCGGGCGGACGCAGGTCTGCCGGGTCGGTGTCGGCGCGCGGGCGAGAAAGCGGCACGCGCCTACTTCTGCGGCTTCGCGCCCGGCGTCAAGGACGCAGCGTCGCGTGCCCAGCTGCGGCGCAGCCCGGCGCGGATGCGCTCGGACTTCGGATCGGTCGGCCCGACTCGGTCGAGCCAGATCCGCCCGCAGCCGCTGCACTGCCGGTGCGAATGGTCGCCGAACACGCCCTGCGCGAGGCAGTAGGACGGGCAGCCGCACGGCTCCATCGGCGCCGGGACCGGGCGGAAGCCGTTGCGCTTCTCGATCGTCCCCAGCTCGCAACAGATCTCCATCAGCGGGCGGGACGAACGCTTGCGGCGGGCGGTCACGTAGGCGGGCGCGGCGCCCCCGTCGCCCGGTCCTCGCGCATGATCCGCGGCAGATCGACCTCGATCCGCGAGCCCCAGCGTTGCCCGAACAGGACCTCGTTCTCGGCCTCGCGTAGGTGCCGACCTTCGGTCTGCCCCTCGTGATGCAGAAACTGGATCGCCGGCTGGTAGAAGACCCGCAGGCCAAGCTCGAAGCGCACTCGGAAGCATAGATCGACGTCCTCGAAACTGTTCACGTAGTCGGGCGAGAAGCCGCCCAGCTGGCGCGCGTCGGCGGTCCGCAGCGCAAGGCACGCGCCCGTGACCGCCTGCAGGTCCTTCGCGCGCATGATCCCGGGCTCGTGCTCGATGCGCCGGTGCCGGTACAGGTGCAGGATCTTCGGGCCGCTCGTGAACGCCATGCCGGCGTGCTGCACCGCGCGGACGCGCCCCGGATACCAAAGCAGCGCGCCGACCGCGCCGATCGATCCGTCGTCGAGCGTGTCCCGGATGGCGGGCGCCCAGAGCTTGTCGCACGCCGTCGTGTCGTTGTTCAGGAACACGACGACGTCACCAGACGCGGCGGCGAGCCCGGCGTTCGACCCCTCGGCGAAGCCCTGGTTCCGGTTGTGGCGCACTAGGACGTCGATCAGCGGGTCGCGCCCGACCGCGTGCCCGTCGGCGTCCTTCGCCGTCTGGTCGGTCGACCCGTTGTCGACGACGATCACCTCGACATCGCTGCGCCGCGAGGTTGCGCGCAGCGAGCGCAGGCAGGCGAGCGTCAGCTGCCAGCGGTTGAAAACTGGAATGACGACGGACAGCATTAGTGCTTCCTCCATCCCGGGAATCCGTTGCGCTGCAGGAAGCCCCAGAAGCGGTCAGCGAGCCGACCGATCGCGTCACCCACGGGGGCGCCGACGAGACCGCGCGGGAAGTCCTCGAACGGCAGCGGGTCGACGTCCGGGTTCGGCCGGAACGTGAACGGGTTGGGCGCGGGATCGCCGAAGAACTCAGGCCGGACCGTGTCGAAGGTCGATTGCGGGACCAGAACGCCGGGCATCCCGTAGTCGCGGCGCTCGCCCAGGTACGGGAACGGCGGCTCGGCGAACAGGCGGCGGGTTTCTTCGCGCGCGATCGCAGCAGCTCGCGTGCCCGCTAGCCCCAGCGACGGCGGGCGATAGACGTCGAGGCCGCCGCCTGGATCGAGCCCGGTGTCGCGCTCGACGAACAGCGCGCCACGGCAGCGCTCGCCGTAGGCAAGTCCCTCCGACTGGTGCCGATTGATCGCGGCGTTCATCGCCGCCGGCCAGATCCCGGCGAACGTGCCGGTCCGTCCGCAGTCGCTGCAGCCCCAGCGCCAGACGCCTTGCCCGAACCAGCGTTCGAGCTTGCGCGCGTGCTCGTCGAGCTTGCGCCGCTCCATCTCGTCGAGCGCGCCCGCGGTGCCGTTCATCGCGCGCCCCATTCCGCCGGCCAGTGCAGCGCCCGCGCGCGCTCGGAGTCGGCGAGGATGCGCGCCTGGTTCCCGTGCTCGATGCCGTGCGGCGAGCGCAGATAGAGCCCCAGGACCTCGGGCACGTGCAGGAAGCGCACGCCCTGGCGGACGACCCGCAGGTAGAACTCGTAGTCGTTCGCCAGGAACGACTCGTCGTAGAGCCCGAACCGCTCGTGCAGGCTGCGCCGATAGAGCGGCTGCGGCCCGACGTAGCAGGACGCGAACAGCGACTGCGGGTCGAAGTCGGGCCACGACAGGTAGCCGCAGACCGCGGTCGTCGTGACCGGGTCCTCGTTCTCGGCCTCGGTCACGGCGCAGTCGGCGTAGACCAGGTCGACGTCCGGGCGCTCGTCGAGCTTCCCGACCAGGACTTCGAGCGCGTCCGGGCGGTGCCGGTCGTCGGCGTTCGCCATGGTCAGGTAGGTGCCACGCGCGACCTGCACGCAGCGGTTCGTCGTCGCGGCGCACGACTCGCGCTCGGCGGTCCGCAGGTAGCCGATCGCAAGGTCGGGCCGCTCGCGCATCAGGGCGCGGACCGCCTCGCCTTCGTTCGTCGGCGATGCGCCGTCGCAGACCAGGATTTCGATCTGCTCGATCATGGTCTGCGCGAGCAGGTCGGCGAGCAGCCCGTCGATGAACCGCTCGGCGTTGTAGACGCTGACCATGGCGGTCAGCTCCCGCTTGACGCCCGACGCCCCCGGCGTCCACTCCCAGGACCCCTGTCGATCGCTCGCTGTCATCGGTCCCCCTTCTCGCGCTTGCCGTCGGTGCCGTAGTTGCGGTGTCCGCGGTCGTGCTGCCGGTAGAACAGCAGCGGCTCGTCGAAGCCGACCGAGCGCCCGACGTAGCCGCCCGCCGCGAAGCGCTTCCAGCAGGCGTGGTCTTCCTCGACCGGCACGTCCGGGAAGCCGCCGATCGCGACCAGCGCCGCCTTCCGGATGACCGCCGAGCCGTGGATGTAGTTCTGCGTCCGCAGCCGGACCGGGTCCCACTCGTCGAGCCCGACGACCAGGCCGTCGAGGTCGGCGCGCTCGGTCGGCGCGTGCGTGACCGTGTAGCGCGCGCCGCTGTAGATCAGCGCGACTTTCGGGTCGGCGCCGAACGCCGCGATCGCGGCCTCGTGCGCGGCGACGAAGCGCGGGTCGACCCAATCGTCGGCCGACACCATGCAGACCCACTCGCTGCGCAGCGTCGGCAGGTAGGTGTTCAGATTCCAGACGATGCCGCGGCGCTGGTCGTTCCGGACGTAGCGCACACTGCCGACCTCGCCGGCGAAGTAGCTGCCCAGGTCGGCGGTCTGGTCCGACGAGCAGTCGTCGACGATCAGGATGTCGTCGAACGCCGGCCGGCAGGCGACCAGCGACGCGATCGCTTCGCCCAGGAAGCAGCCGTAGTTCCACGACGGCACCATGACGGACAGCATCAGCAACCCCTTCGTGCGCTCGCGCCCAGCCGGTCGAGGTCGACCAGCGAGCGCGGTGCCGTGATCGGCACGGCGCCGGCGCGGTAGTCGGCGAGCTTCGCGCGCAGCGTGCGTGTCACGCAGCCCAGGACCGCGGCCGCGCGCGTCTGGTTCCCGCCGGTCGCGCGCAGCGTCGCCTCGATCAGTAGGCGCTCGACCTGGTGCAGCGGCAGGCCGACCAGGTGCTCGACGAACGGCGCGACCGGCACGGCATCGGGGTCGTCGTCGAGCATCAAGTCGGCGGCGATGATGCGGTCACGCCCCACCGCGAGCAGGCAGGCGCGCTGCATGACGCCTTGCAGCTCGCGCACGTTGCCGGGCCAGTCGTGCGCCAGCAGGCGCTGCATCGCATCGAGGCCGATCGTGAGGTCCGGTCCGCCGTACAGCTCGGCGAAGTAGAGCGCGAGCGCCGGCAGGTCGCCGTGACGCTCGCGCAGCGGCGGCAGGCGCAGCAGCACGGTACGCAGCCGGTAGAACAGGTCGGCGCGGAACGTGCCCGCCTGCACCATGCCGGCGAGGTCGCGGTTCGTGGTCGCGATCACGCGCACGTCGATCGGGACCGGGCGCGAGCCGCCGAGTCGGTCGACCTCGCTTTCCTGCAGGACGCGCAGCAGCTTCGCCTGCAGGCCCAGATCGATCTCGGACACCTCGTCGAGCAGCAGCGTTCCGCCGTGCGCCGCCTCGAACTTGCCGACCTTGCGCGCGATCGCGCCGGTGAAGGCGCCGCGCTCGTGCCCGAACAGCTCGGACTCGAACAGCTCGCGCGGCAGCGCGGCGCAGTTCAGCGCGACGAACGGGCGCGCGGCGCGGCTGCGCGCGTGCAGGCGCCGCGCGAGCAGTTCCTTGCCGGTGCCCGTCTCGCCGGCGAGCAGGACGGGAGCGTTGCTGTCCGCGACCTTGTCGGCCAGGTCGAGCACGCGCAGCAGCGGCTCTGCTTCGCCTACGATCACGCACTCGCCTCGACCAGCTGCGCGCCGACGTCCGCCAGCTGCGCCGGCGTGTACGGCTCGACCGGGCAGACCCGCGGCGCGCCCGCCTCGTAGGTGCCGTCGGTGAACCAGAACGATTCGAGCAGCGGCCGGTCCGCCTGGTACGTCCGCGCGCAGATCGACTGATAGCCCGCCGGGTAGCGCGTGCGGCGCTCGTGAACGGCGGCGCTCGTGAACCACGTCCGACCGCCGGCGACGACGGCGCGCGCGAACACGTCGACCATCTGCATGACCGAATGAAAGCGCCGGTCGATGCCACCCAGGTCGTTGTAGAAGCGGCGCGAAATCAGGCCGTCGAGCGGCAGGTAGGGCAGGTCGGCGCGGCCCGGGATCAGGCGCAGGTTCTCGGTCCAGTTCTGCTCCGACCCGCCTTCCTCGACAAAGTAGCGCGGCGACGGCATCAGGCGGTCGTCGCACCATTCGTCGAAGACGCCGACCAGCGCCGCGATCGCGCCGTGCTCCCATTCGTAGTCGTCGATTGCGTGGTAGAGCAGGTCGCCGGTCCCCTGCGTCAGCGCCCAGGCAGCGCACGCAGCCGGCGGGATCTCGCGCGGCGCGCGGTAGTAGCGCAGGAACGGCCAGCGCCCGCGCAGCTCGTCCGGGAACGGCGCCTCGCCGACGTAGACGCATTCGAACGGGATCGCCTCGCCGCGCTCGATATGCTCCGGGACCTGCAGGCAGGCCGCTTCGAGCGACGCCAGGTGCCACGGGAAGAACTCGGGCCGGTTGCAGGCGCCGGCGAACGTGACCCTCATACGTGCCTCACAAGCTGCGCGCCGATCTGCGCGAGGTCTTCCGCCGTGTAGGGCAGGAGCGGCACGACGCGCGGTCCGCCGCCGATCGGGAACGACGCAATCCCGTCCGGGAACCAGAACGATTCGAGCAGCGGGCGGTCGTGCTGGAAAAAGTTCCGGTCGCAGATCGATGCGTAGCCGGGCGAGTACCAGTCCCGGCGCTCGTGCATCGCGCCGCCCGGGAAGACCGCGCGACCGCCCGCGACGAGCGCGCGCTGGAACACGTCAACCATCTCCATGCAGGCGACGAAGCGCCGGTCGAAGCCGCCGAGACGTTCGAAGAACGCGCGCGAAATCAGCCCGTCGATCGGGAACAGCGGCAGGTCGTCGCGCCCGGCGTAGTTGCAGAGCGTCAGGAGCGGCGTCCAGTCCTGCTCGACGCCGCCTTCCTCGACCAGGTAGCGCGGTGACGGCATGGCCCGGTCGTCGCCCGCCGCATCGTAGGCGGCGACCAGGTCGACCAGCAGGCCGGCGTCCCATTCGGTGTCGTCGGTCGCGGCGAACAGCAGGTCGCCGGTGCCCTGCGCCATCGCCCAGGCGACACACTGCGCCGGCGTGACCGCCGGGTCGGCCTGGTAGTAGCGCAAGAACGGCCACCGCCCGCGCAGCGCCGCGGGATACGCGACGTGCCCGACGTAGACGCATTCGAACGCGACCTGGCCGTCCGCGGCAGCTTCGAGTGACGCCAGGTGGCGCTCGAAGAACTCCGGGCGGTTGCACGCGCCCGCGAACGTGACGCGCGGCGATCCGCTGCCCATTCCCCCGGTCCCCCTTTCGCGCGCGCAGCCTCCCCCGAAGCTCGCGCGCGACCGCTATCGTATCAGACCGTCGCGATGACCGCGGCGAGCATCTGCGCGCGCGTCTTCCCGCCGCGCGCCCGGCGACGCGCGCGCTCGAACTCGATCTGGCGCCGGCGGCGCTTCGCGACGATGCTGCCGCGGCGAGCCGCACGGGCGAGACGGCGCCGGCTGCGATCGCTGTTCGAGACGCGGCGGTCTGCGGTCACGACCGCATCACCTTCGACCAGAGCCCTTGCGCGTTCCAGGAACGGGTCATTCTCCATCACGGCCCCCATTTCAGACGGTCCAGGTTGTCGATGAAGCGCTGCGCGACCTTCGCCCAGGTGAAATTCGCATGGACGAACTCGGCGGCGCGCAGCCCGCGCGGCACGGCCACGCGCTCGTAGTCGCGCGCGACCTTCAGCATCGTCTTCGCGAGCCCGCCGAGCCGCGCATAGCTGCCCTCGGCGGGCGCAAGCGGCGCCTCGTCGTCGGTCGCCAGGCGGAACGGCGCGAAGAACGCCGTCTCCTCCGACGCGAAGTCGAGCACGCCGCCGAACTTGCAGACGATCGTCGGGCACGCGCACGCCATTGCTTCGAGCGGCGTCAGGCCGAAGCCCTCGCCGAGCGACGGCATGACGAACACGTGCGCGTCGCGGTACAGCTGCGCCAGGCGGCCCCAGGGCAGCGTCTGCGTGTTCGACCAGACGTTGCGCGACACCTGGCGCACCGCGCCCTCGCTGTTCTCGTCGGTCGTCTTGAACAGCAGTTCGCACCAGGGCTCGGCCTTCAGGAACCACGACCACGACGCGGTCGTCTGCTTCCAGCCCTTGCGGACCGACGGCGAGCCGACCCAGAGGTAGCGCAGGACCGGGTCGCCCGGCTGCCATCGGTCGATGTCCCAGCTGCGCGGTTCCGCCGGCGGGTAGAACACGGCGGGATCGAAGCCGAGCGGCGAGACGAGCAGCGGGACCGCCTTCGGGACATGCGGCCGGAACAGGTCGAAGCAGAAGCGCGACGGCACGAAGATCGCGTCCGCCTGGCGCAGCTTCGGCAGGAACGCGGGCGGCAGCGGGCGCGACTCGAACATCGTCAAGAGCACGTTTCGTTTGCCCGGGATCGGCTCGAACGACAGCGGGTAGTCGACGTGGATCGCGACCGGCGCGTCGTCGGCGATCTCGACGCCCGCGGCCTCGACCGCGCGGCCCAGCGCCGACGACGCCGACGAGTAGCCAAAGCCGATACCCTTCAGCAGGTCCTGCAGCGGGCGGACCCATTGCACGCGTCTGGTCACTCGGCGCGCCCCTTCCGCGCCTGCCAGAGCGCCTTTGCGATGCGCGCGCGCGCGATCGGCAGGTAGTCCTCGGTCCGGTCGATGCCGACGAAGCGGAAGCCTTCAAGCACGGCCGCCTTGCCGGTCGTGCCGCTGCCCATGAACGGGTCGAGCACGACGCCGCCGGGCGGCGTGACCAGGCGCACCAGGTATCGCATTAGCGCGGTCGGCTTGACGGTTGGGTGGATGTTGCGGCTCATCGTAACGGAGCCCATTGAGCCATCCCGCCTGCCCGACATCCCGCCAGCTACGGCCAAGTCGAAGCTGTCGAGGCCGTCGTCGCGGTCGCGCTTGCTCGCCTTCGCGCAGTAGAAGAACCGCGCGGCGCTGCCGCTGTCCCCGTAGCCTGGATCTCCCTGTGAAAATACTCCGGTCGGCACGTTCTTGACCGTACCGCCGCCCGCATTCCCGATGCGACCGCCCGTGCTCTTGCCCGTGTCCGGGAACAGGTCCAGGACTTCCTCGCTGCCGTCGTGGATCAGGTTTGCCGGCCAGCGCCCGATCGTCCCCGTCTGGTCTGGTCCGTGCTTGACAAGCGGCTCGGTTTTTCCCAGGCGGTCAAAATGCGAGCCAAGCCCATTCCCTCCGCCGCCTTCCTCACCCACGCGGCAGCCGTCGATGTTCAGCGCGCCCGTGCCGTAGTTCAGGACGTTCTCGACGATCGGCCCGGCGATCGGTTTCCGCGCGACCGTGATCGGTTCCAGCGCAGGCTTCAGGGCTGTTCCCCATCCCTGCCAGCGCTTCGCCGCCTCGGTCGTGCTGCCGGTCTGCACCAGGCGGGACTTCGTCGGGTTGTAGCCGCCCGCGCCTTCCGGCGTCATGAATCCGACGCCCGTCGCCGGCTGCGCTTCGAAGGTCACGCCGGCGACCTTGTCGATCGCCTTCGCCACGTCGAGCGACTTCGGGAAGCCCGACCCGTAGACCCACGCGATCATGTCGCGGATCTCGAAGCCCGCGTCCTCGATCTTGACCGCCATGCGGTGCTGCGTGCGCGTGCCGGCGAACGCGAGCAAGTGCCCGCCGGGCTTCAGCAGGCGCAGGCACTCGGCCCAGAACGCGACCGCGGGCACGTCGTAGTCCCAGCGCTTGCCCATGAACGACAGCCCGTAGGGCGGGTCGGTCACGACCGCGTCGACGCTATGCTCGGGCATCGCGCGCATCTGGATCAGCGCCGACCCGCAGTGCAGCTGCACGCGTCTCGTCACGCCGGGCGACCGCCGTTCGTCTCGAACAAGATCCAGAGCAGCGCGACCGCGAGCACGGCAAGCCAGATCAATGCGTCCCCCTCGCGCCCCAGCGGCGCAGGCGCTCGCCGGCGTCCCGAAGCGCGCGCCCGACGACGAGCGCCGCGTGCCGCAGGTACGGCCAGGGCGGGCAGCGGTGCGCCCGTCGCATTGCGTCGACGTGCGCGTGCGCCGTGTGATGCGACGTCGCCGACCAGCCGCAGCGCTGGCAGCCGACGTCGACGACGTCGCCCAGGAGCGACACGCGCGCTCGCGCGTAGGTCATCGGCGACATGCGAGGATCACGACCAGGGCGGCCACCGCGAGGCCCAGGATCAGGCCGCCCAGGGCGGCGAACCAGGGCGAACCGACGGTCGGACAGCAGGCCAGGCCGGCGGCGATTGTCGGGGCCGGGCATGGCGGCAACATCAGCGCGCACCGCCGGCGTAGGGCACGGCCAGGTGCTCGGCGAGCAGGATCGATGCGACGTCGAGGCCGTCGACGTTGACGACGCGCCCCAGGATGCGCCCGAACTTCTCCGTCGCGTCGTAGACCTGAACCTGCAGCGTTAGGCGGCCCGGTCCTTCGAGCAGCGAGCGCAGGCGGTCACGCGCGCGCAGCCCGCGCGCCTTCTCGTCGGCGTCCTTCGTGTGGATCTCGGGCGCGTTGATGCCGGACAGGCGGACGCGCTGCTTGCGCAGCCAGCAGTCGAAGCCCAGGTCGATGTCGACGTCGACCGTGTCCCCGTCGACGACGGCGCGAAGCTCGCAGCGGTACTCGTACACTGGTCAGCCCTCGTCGTCGTCGACCTGGTCGGTTCGGTAGGTGATCGCGTCGATGTTCAGGACATGCGGCGCGGTCGGCGCCGCGATCTGCAGGCGCGGGTAGATGATCCGCGGCGTGAACTCGCGAACGACCTCGACGACCGGGTAGCGGCGCAGCCACCAGGCGGGCGCGAAGCGCTGCCGGACCGCCTGCCACCAGTCGGCCGGGTAGCGCACGGTCAGCGTGTCGAACTTCTGCCCGAACAGCCGGGCACGGATGCGCAGCCAGAAGGCGCCCCCCATGAAGCCCGCGGCCTCGGACCATTCGGCCTTGATCGTCGCCGGGTCGACGCCCTCGCCTGCCGCGTGCTCGCGAATGCGCTCCTCGACCGCAGCCGCGAGCGACGCGAACCATTCGCGATCGACGCGCTCGACCGCCATCAGCGCTTGCCGCGTGACCGGCGCCTTCAGGTCGCCTGCGAATGGACCGATCATTCCCCGCCCCCTTCCGCCCCTGTTCCTGGTCCCCGCTCGAAGTTGCGCCGGCGGGCTTCGATCCCGCGACTTTCGGGTGGTGAGCCCCGACGCGCTACCAGACTGCGCCACGGCGCGCCGGGCGTTTGCCACGGCGACGCGCCCGGCGTCAAGCCCTACTTGGTCGCCGACCGCAGGTCGCGCGTCGGGACCGGCGACGGCGTCGGGCGGATCTCGACGTCGCCCTGCGCGTTGCGCCGCGGCGTGACGGTCGCCGGCGGGCGGCGGGCCATCGGGAACCAGACCGCGAGCGCCGCGCACGGCACGGCGGCGATACCGACCAGGATCGCCGCCCAGACCAGCAGGCGGCGCGCGGTCACAGACGCGCCTCGAAGAATACGCAGCCGAACTCGTCGCCGACGATGCCCGTCGGACCTCGATCAACCGGGTCCGTTTCCGCGTTGAACGAGGGAAACAGATTCGCCTGCCGCAGACAGACGCCGAACCGCTGAACACGCTGCCCCGCAAGCCCCGTGAGCGTGCCCGGGCCGGGGACCCGCTGGA